GTCTTGTTCTTGATCGATTCCGACTTGGTCTTGTCCATCTCGACCTGCTGCGCCGGAGTCGGCGTCGGCGGCTTCGGCGGCTGGGACGCGGCCGCGACCGCCTGATCCAGCACCGTCTGGATCTCCATGCTGATCCTGAAGCCGCCCAAGCCCCACTTCATCAACTGCATGACGACCGGGGCTGCCTCGGGGCTGGACTGGATGAGCGGCGTGACCGACTGGACGAAGGTGCCCACGGCCTGCATGAACTGGGTGCGGCTGTCGCGCTCCTGCGCCCAGTCCACCATCGCCATCGTCTCGCTCTCCACGCTGATCCGGTAGAACTTGCTGTCCCCGCCCTGCTTCAGGAACGCCACGGCCGCCTGCGCGCCGGCAGCGTCGGGGCTGTGCATGATGTTGGAGCGGTCGATGATCGTCTGCGGCTGGAAGCGGTCGCAGATGATCTGCGCCCGGATGCGCTGGCCGCCAGCGACCCAAGCTCCAATCTGCTGCTGCTTGAACTGCAGCCGGTTGCCGCCGAACTGAGCCTTCAACTGCTGCGCCCCGAGGGTCTCGTCCGGGTTGGTCATGCCGCGCATGATGTCGCCGATGCCCAGGACCTCGTACAGAGCCTGCTTGATGGTGTCGCGCTGCACGGTGAGCTTCTCGATCACCAGGGCGATGACCTCCAGCGGCACCCAGTCCATCTGGCCCTTCAGCCCGCCCTTCTCGGCGAACGCGGCCCAGTTGTCCACCGGGATCATCTGGTTCTCCATCCCCTCCTGGAAGATGCGGCCGATGGCGGTGCTGTTCTTGTCGTAGGCACCGACCACCTTGCAAGCCCGGGTCAGGTACTTGATGCGGGTGGTCAGTTCATCGATCTGCTGGTACTGGTCCTGCGCCAGGAGATAGTCGCCGCGCGGCATCACCTTGGAGGTGGTCAGGTTGGCGATCAGCGGCTGCGGGCAGGGGAAGAAGCCCTTGAGCTTGAGCGGGTCCTCCTTGTAGTCGCAGATCACGTTGTAGCCCAGGACGTGCCAGTAGGCGCATTCGGTGGTCTTGTCCCAGATCTCGAAGACTCCGGCTTTCTCCCAGGGGTCGTTGATCTGCCCCAGGGCGTCTCCCTTGCTGCGCTGCTTGCTGACCGGGATGTCCTTGCCGATGGCGTCGCCAAACCGGGCGATCAGCTCCTCGCGGTTCATGTAGACCCGCCGCGCCACCCAGCGCACGTCCTGCCAGACCCTGGCCGGGCTCCACCAGAAGTCCTCCCAGTAGATGTAGTCTGCCGGCGCGTCCTCGGACGTGATCGCCTCGTACGGCACCGCCTCGGACAGCACCTGCCCGGTCTGCGGGTCGGTGGTGGCCGGGACCTCGCTCTCCTCGGTCTCGACCTCGTACCTGTACCAGACCTGCCCCAGGCCGACGATCAGGTAGTCGCTCACCGCCTGACGTGTGATGTCCGGGTAGGTGCTCTCGTCGTCGTCCTCGCAGTCGTTGTTCAGCAGCCGCTGCAGGATGTTGGCCGCCACGCGGCTGACGTCGTCCTCGCTGTCCTTGTGGGTGTTGCTCACGTCCACGTTGGGCGGCTTGGCGTACAGGCTGCTCTTCAACACCTCGATGTTGGACCAGAACAGGTTGAACTTGCTGTCCGACTGGTCGAAGGCCGCAGATTCCCGCTCATCGAGATACCGCTGCACGAGCTTGCGCCCCGTCGTGTGGAACTTCGTCAGTTCCTTCTTCGCAGCCTGAAGCTCCTTCTCCCAGCGTTGCGCCAACTCGGTCGGGCTCTTGCCACGGTACTGCTCGGGCACCAGCGACTGGTCGCCGGGCTTCCTGGGCTCCCTGGTGTCCTGGTACTGCTTGCCGTCGTCGGGCTTTGCGCTACCAGTAGGTGCCGGCTGGCCGGGCGCGCCGGGCGTGGGTGGAGCGGGTGGATAGGTAGCCATCTTTAAAGCCTTCCCTGCTGGTGCTGCGGCCCGACGGTACTCCACAGTTGCTCCAGGTGGAACGAGTGGGTCAGCGACGGGATGATGATCTTCTTGGGCTCCGGGGCCGGCTCCAGGACCACGAGCTTGGCCGCACCCTCCATGAAGGCGTCGGCCGGGTGGCTGCTCCAGTCATGCTCGGGCTCGGCGCGGAAGGTCTTCGTCTCCTCGTCGTACTTGAAGTGGTACGCCCGCAGAGCCTGCAGCAGCGGCTTGCACGCCTCGTTGTTGCTGATCCGCACCCGGCGCAGCATCAGCCGCCCGGCGTTGATGCTGTCGGACTTCTTGCGCTGCTCGTTGACCCGGACGTCGCAGCCGGGCCACGGCCGGTCCTGCAGGAACGTCTCGACAACGGTCTTCTTGGACGCGAAGCTCTTCGCCCTGGCGTCGTGCGGCAGGACCAGGACGTCGGCGTGGGGCTGCTTGGCAAGCCTGGGTATCCATTCCTCGGCGTCCATGCCGCTGCCGTCGTCGTAGTGGAAGATCTCCACGCCGCCGCGCATCCTGCGCCACCAGACGAAGGCCGCCTTGTCCCGGTAGCCGATGTCGCTCGTCACCCAGACCTCGTGGATGCCGTCGCTCGTGTCCTCCACCGGGCAGATGCGGCCCTGCTTCTCGGCCTGCTCGACATAGCGGCCGAAGATCGCGCCGACGTTGGCCGCCGAGAAGTCGCACTCGTACTCCTGCCGGTACAACTCGTCGGGCATCTCCCTGCGCTCGTCCTCCAGCACCTCCTCGCGGATGTGCTTGGTCTCGGCCACGCCCAGGTGCGAGTGGAACCAGTGGTCACTGGTCTTCGCCAACTGGATCAGGTCGTGGAAGTGGTTGTAGCCCCGAGGTGTGCTGATGAACGCCGCCCAGCCGTCGTTGCCGGCCAGGATAGGGCGGAACATGGACCACGCCCTGGGGTCGCTGAGTGCCGCCTCGCTCATGGTGATGCCGAACGGGTTGGAGCCCACGAGGTGGTCGAAGTAGTCCGAGCCTACAAGCTGCCAGATCGCCCCGTTCACCAGGGTGATCTTCATCTCGGTCTTGTTGGTGTCCTCGCGCAGAGCCCGAGGGAACACTTGGTCCAGGGTGCGACGCCCCAGGTTGTCGAAGCCGTCCCAGACGACCTTGCGAGCCTGCTTGTGGGTGGGCAGCATGTGGAAGTACATCCCCGGCCGCTTGAACGCCGCCTTGGCCGCCTGATGCAGCATGGTGAGGTCCTTGCCGTAGCGGCGCGGCCAGCAGGCCGCAGCGCGCAGCCCGCCCTTGTCGAAGTAGCGCATGAGGTCGCGCTGGGGCGGGCGACCCGTGAACCCGTTGGGCAGGCTGATGTCAGGCATGGGCCGCGTCCCAGATGCGCTTGCACTGCCCGTGCATCTGCGCCTTCGTCAGCGTGCTGTCGAAGCGCAGCTTGACGATGACGTCCTCGCACAGGTCGTAGGACAGGTCGCCCTTGCGGCGCGAGACGCGGTGGACGACCAGGGCTACAAGCAAAGCCTCGATGACCGAGGCGACAGCGAGCCCGCAGACCACCCACCAGTTGACGTCCACGCACGAGAGCAGTGGCGTCACATGTGCCTCCAGCGTGCCATTGGCAAGTCGATGCCGCCGAACAGGATGCCGATCAGCACCAGCACGAAGATCAGGGCGATGATCAACCGCGCCACCATGCCGAACGGCGGCGGCAGCGGGACCAGCGCGGTGAACACGTACCACAGGATGCCGAAGACCAGCACCAGGATCAGCAGCGTGACGAGCATCTCGATCATGGTCTAGTCCTCCTTCGTCGTGAGCCAGGGCCGGCAGCGTGCGGTCAGCCATTCGAGCGCGCCGAAGACCAGCACCAGCACCAGCAGCGTGATGAGCATCGCGATCATGATGTACCTCCAGGTTACGCCTCGCCGATCCACATGCCTGGGCTCGCCTCGGGCAGCACATCGTAAGCCTCGCGGCCGAGGACGTCGGGCGGCTGCTCGTGCCACGCATCGCGTGGGATGTCCTCACGCCGCAGGCCGACGCGCCGCATCGCCTGCGACGTCGGCGCAGCATAGCGCAGCACCTCGCCGAAGCGGTGCGAGGCGTCGCACACGTCCAGCACGATCACGCGGCCGCCGGGTGCGAGTGCCTTGCGCGCTGCCTTCATCGCCGCCGACAGCCGCACATGGCCCAGCACGTAGGCAAGCACCACGAGCATGGCGCGCTCGCGTGGCCGCATGCGGAAGTCGCACAGGTCGCCCAGCCACCGCTCGCCGTGACACACGCACAGGTCAAGCTGCGCCTTGCTCTGGTTCACCAGGGTGAACCGCAGGTCGGGCCGCAGCATCTGCCAGTAGAACTCCATCCCGCCGACGCCGCAGCCCAGGCTCACGATGCGTGCGCCCTGGTGCAGGAAGCTGTTGGGCCGGATGGACCGGCGCAGCACCTCGGTGCTGTGCAGCCGCTGGTCCGGCGAGAGCATGAACAGTTGCAGCACGATGCGCCGCTGGTCCATGAGCCAGCGTGTGACCTCGCCGACCAGCATGTCGTCAGCGTAGAGGTCGTGCGCCTTTAAAGCCCCAGTCGCGCACCTACCAGTAACGCAATGCTCGGCTGCCAGGGTCGAGGCGATCACTGCTCTTCCCGGATGATCACCGTCAGCGGGCCGCCGCCATCGCCTGCGATCTCGCTGCGGTTGAGCTTGGGGGCGGCGTACTCGGCGAACTGAGTCAGGAGCCGGGCCGCTGCGCCAGGGTCTGCCGGACGGCCTGGGCGGACCATGTTGCCCTTGTCGTCGTACTCGGCCGGCACGCCCTCGGCCACCTGGGCGATCCACTTGGCGACGTTGTGCTCGTTCTTGTCGAGCAGCTTCTGCACCGTCTCGCGGAAAGCTGTCGTGACCTTGTTGGGCGTGCCCGGCTGACGGCCGCCGCGACGTTCGCCGGGCAGGCTGCCGCCGCCAGCGCGGCCAGTACGACTCTTGGTGGCTACTTTTGCCACTGGGTCAGGGGTTGACATGGCGCGAAATGTACACCCCAAACGCCGATTCAGGCCATTTTCGGCCCGCACCACTCATCAAGCCCTAGTGCCGAAAAACCCCTCTACGCCCGGTAGCACCCCCCGCACCAGTCACAAAACACTTGGCGGATGCTCGGATTCGCCAGCCGCCCCCCTAGCGGAGCCGCCATCCAATTCTTCTCTCGC